TCGGTTTGTTCTAACCGATTATGGTCGGACGACGTCATACGCCAGCGTCGTTGTCGTCCGCGGTTCGTGATGCCCTCTCTTGTCTAGATGAGGTCGCGTCAGTACTAGAGTCTGTCGCCGGCGTTTCGCCGGGCAGTCTCAATGTACCCGCGTCCCTCAGAGAGCAACCGGACCTTCCCAAAATCAAGGAATTTTGCGTGGGGCTCCTTGAAAACCCCTCCGATCACGCGTGGTGGGATGTCGTCCGTCGTCTTGACGCTCGGACTCGTCTCACCGTTGGGGGGAGCATGTTTCTATCCAGGAAACTTCTCCCCGTTCTTCCCTCCTCACCTGAGTTTCACAAAACTCGTATCTCTCGTCCTGCCATTGACCTTCCGATTGGCTACCTCTCGCACGTACGCCGTACGGTGCGGGAGGCCCTGGGTCGGAACTGGGACAGAGGATACGAACAGCGTGTTCTCAGCTTCACCCCCCCTCTTTCCTCCTCGACGACGGCTCCTTGTCGTCTAGGGGGGGCTCGGTCAGAGTGGGTTGATCGCCGCCCAGAATTTCTTTCGAAATGTCTGGGCGTCAACCCCATTCTGGAGTGTGAGGACCCGTTCAACGTCAAGTTCATGAATGTGAACTTGGACGGGAAATCGCGCTCGGTGACGGTAGCTCCTGGCTACCAACACCTTCTCGGGCCCGCCCACCGCTGCCTTTACGACGCGGTGAGCAGGAAGCCGTGGCTCCTTCGCGGGGAGGCCACGGCACGCAAGATGAGCCCCTTGAACAAGGGCTCTGGGGTTTTTGTCAGTGGCGATTATGAGGCCGCCACTGACAACCTCCCCCTCAGTGTCGCGCAAGCGATCCTGAGGGAAGCACGGTCGTTATCGTGCCACATCCCGCCCGACGTTTGGGCGCTCGCAGAGACAAGTCTTACTGCGTGCGTCCATTACGAGGACGGGTCGAATGTGGCGTTAACGACAGGGCAGTTGATGGGGAACTTATTCAGTTTCCCCCTCCTCTGCCTTCAAAACTATGCTGCGTTCCGTTTTTACGTGGACGGCAATGTGCCCGTCCTGATCAACGGTGACGACATAGTTTTCCGTGCGCCGCGGGAGGTGGCGGACAGGTGGATGGGCGGCGTTTCCGCCCTTGGCCTTTCTCTCTGCCGGGGGAAGACGTTGGTCGATGAGCGTAATTGCTCATTGAACTCAACGTTCTTCCGCCTCGAGGGAAAGAGAATGAAGCTG